TAATGCCGTCGAACAGGCTCACTCCGTCGAAGGTGATGTTCTTGATGGTGGAAAGCAGCTCCCGGTCATCGACCTGCCACCGCCAGTTGTCACCCAGCCCTGCGGCCTTCAGGTTGCCGATGAACAGGTCAAGGAAATACGTGATGTACTGAGTGAGCGACCACGTCTTTTCGAGGTTGCCGCTCTGGCGGTTGAAGAAAAATTTGCGGTTCTTCCACTTTTCCCATCCCGCATGGAACTTCTGTTCGTAGTCCCAGCATCCCTTCGAGGTGTTCCACTTCGGGCGTGAGGTCTTGACCAGCTCGAAGTCGCCAACGCTGTCAATGGAAACGTGGTCGCCCTTACGCAGACGGACGTGTTCCTTCAGGCTGAACTTGACCGACACGTATTCCTCGGTCATCAGCTCCTTGCGCCACTTGCTGCCGTCACCGGGCAGCACCTCGACGCGCAATGCGTTCCTGTTTGTAAATATCTTCATGCCGTATGCTCTCCCCTGTCTGCCGGGTTAGGCTCGTTGAGCTTCAGGATGAACTTCGCGAGCCGCCCGTTAAAGTCGCTGAACTGGGTGCAGCTTGTGTAGTTGCACCTGTATATCTTGCTGTTGTGCGTAGGTATGCGTATCTCCATGATGCCAGAGCGCAGTACAGCCTCCAGTGCGTCAAGTCGGCTTTCCATCTGTGCCTCAGTCCTGCCCTCGATGCAGAGCGTGAGCGTGATGTCCCGCTCGTCAACCTTCGGTGCCGTCGGGTTCACCTCTTTGCCGTTGCGGAGGGGGCTTTTGTTGGTGACGTACTCCTTCATGGGCGCAAATTGCCGGAAGGGGCTTACGCTCTCTACCCACGCCCCGTAGGTGGTGTAGGCGTCTTGATTATTGATAAACAGCTCTCCTTTGCGCATATCCTAATTGATTTTATCTTTGATGTATTGAACATTCTCGTCCATCTGAACGAGGTGCTTAGTGTACTTGCTGATGTCCTCCAGGTGCGACACCATGAGCACGGCAAGGTTGCGTATCTCCTGTGCAATGCTGATGTGCTGAGCGTGGAACTCGCGGATAATGGCGATGTCAGCAGCCGACGTTTCGATCATTCCCCGGCTCTGCTCCGCAATCATCATCAGCCCGGCAAAGCGTCCGTTCAGCTCGTCGATGCTGTCCTGCGAGGCGGTGGCGAAGCCCTTCTTGGTGGCAGACTGATCTGCGGCCTCTGCACTGTCGCCCGTAGCGGCAATAATGCCCTCGCTGCGCATTGTCTCGATGTCCCGTTTCGCGCTCTCCACGTAGCTGTCGTACTGTTGTCTGAGGCTTTCGAGACGCTTGCGGTACTCTGCATCCGTCAGCTGGCCGTTGGTCTTGTCCTCGTTGAGCTTCGCAAGGCTCTCGTACCACGAGTTAAGCCTGTCCTGGAACTTCTTGCCCACAAGGTTGTTGATGACCATACGGTTAACCATCTTCTGCCAGTTCTCCGCAATGTCCTCGAAAACGTCCTCAGAGCCGTCCGCGAGGTCGTAGAGCGAGTTGAGGAAGCTGTCGAATACGTCATCAGAGGTCGTGGTGGTGAGTTTCTGCCAAGTCTCTTTCTGCACCTCAACCATAGCCTTGCCAGCCTCGATGTACTGGTCGAGGTATTTCTGAGCCTCGCCGTGGAGCGACTGCCAAAACTTGCTGTTGCTGAATTTCAGCTTTTCAAGCTCCTTCCAGTCGAGGTTGAACAGGTTAGCTACGTTTTCGTCCATACGGCTGTAAATATCCGGGTTGCCGTTGCGCAATGCCCACCAGTCCGTATCTTCATTGACGTTATAGCCGTTTGAGTGCGAGAATAGTCCGGCACCGCTACCAGCCCAGCCACGGTAAATCTCAGCAGCAGCCTTCTGTGCATTCTTCAGGCCGTCGATAGTCTCTTTCTGAAGGGTGAGCAGGTCGCCACCGTAGGCTTTCTCCATCAGCTCACGCTCGTATTTCAGGTTATCCTCCCAAGAGTCGAGCAGCCACCCCCATTTCTCGACGGCCTCCTCATAGGGCGAGTTGTCAACACCGAGGCCGAATAGCCCGGCTACCAAGTTCCCGATGCCGCTGAACACACCTCCGATGATGCCTCCGACACCTTTGATGGCAGATGCAATAATCTCCGGGAGCTGGGAAAGAACGGCTTCCAGCACGTCTGCAATCTTCGTCAGCAGGTCGTCAATGAACTTTGCAGGCTCCGTGCCGAGAATGTCGATTAGCTGGAGAATGACACCAATAATGCCGCCTATCTGCTTCCCGGCCTCTCCGAATAGCTCTCCGAAGTCCTTGGCCACTTCATCGTTGCTGCCTGCAATCTTCTTTATGAGGTTTCCGACGGCTGTAGCAAAGCCAGAAAGGGAGCCAGAGGTAATCTGCCCGAGGACGGTGTTAAAGTCCTGTATTCCCTTCGCTGCGGCCTGCGTCTTTGTCTGAAGGTCTTGCTGTGCCCCGGCCACGTCGGTCTCAGCCTGCCCTACGGCTGTGTTTGCTTCCTCGAAGGTCTGCTTCAGCTTGTCAACCTGCTGCTGCATACCGAGGTCGGCAGGGTTCTTGGCCGCATCTTCCTCGGCCTTGGTAAGACGCTTCCTGACATCTTCCGCATGTTCGTTAGCCTCGTTGAGCTGACGGACGGATGCACGGTAACGCTCTGCCGCGTCGCCTATCTCTTTCCACACCCTGCCGCTGAACGGGTTGCTGGAGTCTATGCCGCCCGCGCTGACAAGCTGCTGGCGAAGGTCGGTGTATGCCTTTTTGTCCGTCGGGTTGAGCTTTCTGAACTCGTCGGACTTCATATATTCGTCAACCTTCTTCAAGGTCTCCTGCGCAACGCCTTTCAGCACGTTTCCGACACCCTCGAAGGTCTGCCCCCAGTCGATGCTTTCGGCTATATGCTGTGCGGACATCTTCGCCATCTGCGAGCGTTTCTCTGCTTCGAGCGAGCGGCGGCGGTTAGCGTCCTGCTCTTTGGCAATCTTTTCGTCATACTCCTTCGCAATGGCGTATTTCTTCTGCTCGATGTTGCCGTACTCCTTCAGGTAGTCGTACAGAGCCTGTATCTGGTCGCGGCTGTGGTCGCGGAGCATATTGGCATGCTGCTGCTCCATGGCCTGCTGCTTGCGCTGAAGCTGCTCCGTTTCCGTGGCGGTGAGGTCATACCTGCTGTCGCTGATATTGCCAGCGAACGGTGTATTCTTGTGGCTTGGGTCAGCTTCCCAAAGACGCTTATCCTCCTCGAACTTCTCACGGCGCATATCCTCGTACTGACGGCGCAGTTCCTCCTTGCGCTGGGCGAAGTCCAACTCTATCTGACGCAGGGTCTTTTCCGAGCCGTCAGCCATTGCTTCGATAGCGGCCTGCTCAGTGTCAGCCCAAAGGTCGAACTCCCGACGTTTGCGCTCGTCGGCCAGCTCCTTCTGCAAGTCGAGGTATTCGAGCTGTTTCTTACGCTCTTCGGCTCGCTTGTGTGCTGCCGTCTGCCCGGAGCTGTCGGTCTTATCTGCGTTTTCCGCATAGTTCCTCTTATGGCTGGCGAGGGTCTTGCTCAGTGTGCCAATCTCGGTATTCTTGGCCGTCCATTCGGTAGAGCCGTACACATATTTGTCGCGGTCATCCTTCAGCTGCTTCAGACGCTTTTCGAGGGCAGCGTCGGAGCCTTCCGTAAGCTGTTTGGGAATAAGGTTGTTTATCTGCACGAGAAGGTCGCGCAGGTCTTTGAGACGTTGGTCTTTTACCTGTACATCAATGTCTTTGGCGTTCACCTCGTCGATTTCCTTCTGAACTTTCTTCAGCTCGTCCTGTAGCTGCTCGTAGTTCATCTGGTCAATGGCATCGTTGGTAATATCTTTCGTGCTGACGGCAGCATTGGCTATACCGTTAAGCTGTGCCTCGGAGCGTCCAAGCTCACGGTATGCGGTTTGGAAACCGTCGGCAGAGGCTTGAACGTAGTCGTGCAGGTTGCCCTCGAACTCTTCCATTTCCTTATCGGTGACACCCAGCTCTTTGAGCATCTTCTTTATGAGTGCAACCTCGTTGTCGATGGCCTTTTTGTATGCTTCCTCGCCCTGATCTGCTGCGGCTGCAAAATCACGGCTATGCTCCATGACCTCCTGCGATATGGCATTCCATGTAGCGGTAGTGATATTGCGTATGTTCTGACTTGCATGCTCTACTGCACCGTAGCCTTGGATAACCTTATCCCCCGCATCAATGGCCGTAAGCTCAATGGTGGTGTGCGTCGCCTCCTTGGCAGCTTCAACGAGGCTGTCCATTGCATCCTTCTCAGCCTTCATGCTGTCCTGGTCTGCCTTGCTTGCGGCTTCGGCCAGCAGCTTCTGTGCGGCATTGGCCTTGATAGCGGCGGTCAGTTCCTCATACTTGCGCTTCTGCTCTTCAAGGGTATCATTCTCAGTCAGTAGCGTGGTGTTGTACTCAGAGGCCATTGAGTTATACTTGTTCATGGCCTCGTTGTACTGGCGCGACTTCTTATCCACGGTATCAAGCACGGCACGGTAGGTGTTGAGCTTGCTGGTATCTTCCATGACCGTATCGCGGAGCCTGTCGAGTGCATTGGTGGCCTCTTCGGTTTCATCCGTGAACAGGGACAGCAGCCCGATTATTGACGTGACGGCCACAAGTGCAAGCCCGAAGGGGTTGGAGGCCATAGCAGCCTTCAGCCCTTGCATGGCGGCGGTAGCGGAACGTGTAACAGCCGCCCATATCCCGGTAGCTGCGGCATTGGCCTGTTTCTGAGCGGTATCGACCTGCGTTTGGAATGATGACAGACGGGTGGCCGCTGCCTCCTTTGCCTTGGCTGCTGTAGCCACGTTGTCCTGTGCGGCCTGCGCTGCCTTGGCTGCGGCGTTCTCGTTGGAGGCTGCTGTGTTCAGGGCATTCTCTGCGGCCTCAATCTTCTCACCGTCGCCAAGCTTCAGGACAGCTTCGTACTGCTTCTCGTAGTAAGAGAGGGAGCGTTGAGCTTCTGCCAGCCTGTTTGCGGCCATCTGAGCCTCAGTCTGAGCGACTGCAAGGTTGGCCTCTGCCTCGGAGAGCTTTGCGGCCAGCGCACGGCCAATGGCAGCAATCTCCGCGTCGATGGCCGTAGTGTTCCCGGTCTTGGCTGCTGTATTTGCGTTGACTGCTGCGGTGTCGGCATTCTCAGCAGATGTCTCCACGGCATACTGATCTGCAACGGCCTGTAGGCTTGCCACGCGCTGAGCCTCTACAGCAGCGGTCTGCTTGGCTATCACGTTCTGATAGGCCACGACAAGCATCTGAGCCCCCTTCCAGCTACCGTATGCGGCAGCGACGGTCAAGATGACCTTGCCCAGTTCCTCGTAATGGTTGATGGCCTCTGTAACGAGGTGTATGCCGTCAACGACGATTCCCTGCTGCTGTTCACCGAAGCCGTTCAAGGCGTTCTCGATGGCACCTTCCATCTGGGCGATGGCACCCTTTACGCCCTTGCCCTGCTTTTCCAGCATGCCGTTGAACTTGCCGCCCTCGGCTGTTGCAGAGCGGAAAGCGTCCTCAACCATTTCGACGGTGATTTTGCCCTTCGACATTTCGTCTTTGAGGTCTGCGACGCTCTTGCCCGTCTTTTCGGCAATGATAGTGAGCGGGTTGAAGCCTGCGTTAATCATCTGAAGCAGGTCTTGACCCATGAGCTTGCCCGTAGATGACATCTGCGCGAAGGCCAGCGAGAGCGACTGGAAACGCTGTGCGTCGCCCATACTGATGTCGCCTATCTGACGGAGTATCGGCATGACCTTCTCGGCTGATATGCCGAAGCCCAAAAGCAGCTGTGCGCCTTTGGAGAGGTCGCCCATCAGCATGGGAGTGGTGACGGCGAACTGCTTAATGTCGTTGTAGAGCTGACGGCCTACCTGCTTCCCGGCCAGAGTCTCGAAGGATATCTGCAGGCTTTCCATTTCACCACGGACGCTGATAATCTTACGCTCGAACTCTACGAGGGAGCCGACGGCGAAAGCCCCGGCCACCTTGCGGCCAAGGTTGTCGAAAGCACTGTCAACACGCTTCCCTTCCCGCTCGGCTGTATCTCCGATGGTACCGAAAGCTTGATTGGCAACGTTGATGTCGTGCCTAAAGTTGGTTAGGTCAAGCCCTAAAGCGAAATGTTCCTTGCCTTCTGCTGTCTTCATCTTACAAACTCTTCTTCGTCTGAACCGTTGAAATTATCCGGGTTGTTAGCGTCTATGCTGTCATCCCATTCGTCGGCCTCCTTGCGCTTCTTGCTGTCGTAGCGTGGCGTGGCATAGCCGTACATGAGGACGTTGATATAGCTCATTTCATTCAGCACATAGTCAGGCGTGACACCGAGGTTCTTTGCCGTGCAGTACACTACTGACCAGATGCTGTCGTTCCGTTCTTCGTCTGTCTCAGCAGGTTCGCTTCGTTGAGGGTAGTGGTTATGTTCAAAAAAAAACCTATCTGCTGCAAGCCGAGGCACGTAGTGATGATTTCCTCCAGCTGCTCCGGGGTGTATTCCTCCAATAGCGCCGTAGCAAGCAGCTGCAACGCCTGTTCCTCCTTCCCGCGTATCGTCGGTAGCTGGGGAAGGTTGCCGATAGTCTTTGAGACTTCGATGATGGTAGCAGTGGACGGGTGGGCTACCTGCAAGGTGCCGACACCTTTGATCTCCACGGGTTGCGCATCCTGTAGGATGGCCTCGCCTATAAGGGTCTCTATTCTACTCATAATTATCTTCACTTCGTTGCTGGTGGAGGGTAGCGGACTCGAACCGCCCGGCCGTCTGAAAGGAGGAGTTAAAAGAACGGCCTGCCATGTCCCCCCGGATGGCAGCTGACCTGTATCGCTGCCGGGTATTTTATCAATCTAAAACTAAAACCGTATGAACTACGTCGAGAGGGTTAACCGCCAGCGGCTGCTGCCTTGGTGAAGCGGCTGTACCAGTAGCCAGCCTCTCCGTGGAGGATTTCAAACTCCAGGTCGGCATAGTTGCCTTCCTCTTCGCTCCAGCCCGGCTTGTAGGTGATGTTGGTCTTGGGAGCCTTGATTCCCTTGGCACCAACGTTCTTCGGAGTGACCTTGACGGAGAAATCGCCATCGACGATGTGCGTCTTGACGTTGAAGTCACCTTCCTTCACCTCGCCAAGTCCGAGGGTGGTAAGCAGGCTGTCCTCTGGCTCGATTACGCGGGTAACGAGCTTGAAACCGCCTTCCTGCACCTCCCTGGCCACGGTATGACCGCCCGTTGACTTCGCTTCGAGAGCGTCGCCGTCGGAAGGCTCAAGGCTTGACGACTTGTCCTTAATGGTGCCGATGCTTGTGAGGTCGGTAGCCATAGCGTCGTTTGCGCCAGTCTTGCCAATCTCAATATTGCACTCAGACCATGCCATAATCTTCTTTGCCATAATCTTTAGTCGTTAAAAGTTACACAATTAAATTCGAGGTTGATGTTTACGAAATGCTGTTCTATGTCCGCAGCAGCTATCGTCGCGGTGGTGGCAAATAGCCCCCATAGGTAGTCGGTGTCCGAGGCGTTCAGCATATCGACAATGACGGTGTCGAGCCTTGAAAGCTCTTCCAGCCGCCCTTTGTTCTTGACCTTGCGCCCGTAGCCGCAGTCGATGTCCGGCACGTAGATGTTGAGCCGTGCGCGTCCTGACTGCACCTGACCGGGAAAGCCGTTGCTGACGGCAATCACTGCATCTTCGAGCTTGGAGTCCAACGGACGGCAGTCCTCCGGGTAGAGGTCGCCCGAGATAGTCCCGGCTCCCTGCTCCTTCGACAGAAGGGGAGCGAGTGCGTCCCAAATGAACTGCTCTATCTGCTCGTTGGTCTTTTTGCTCATATCTTCAGTGACTTAATCATCTGTGGCACCAGCCGTTCTGCAAGCTGCTCTGCGCTGTCGAGGACGTTGAGGTTCATTGCCTCCACGTACTGGGCGTATTCCATTCCCGCAACCACTATCAGCACAAGCCCTGTCGAGTGTTCTGAAATGAGGCTGTCGAGGAACTTCCTGCCCTGCTGTGCGCCCTGCATGCCTTCCTTCACGACCTCGAAGCCGTCGAGCTTGACGGGCTTTCCATCATCGAGAATGCAGTAGCCTATAGAGCTACGCAGGTTTCCCGTCTGGTCTTTGTATCTTCCACGCTGGCGGGCTTCCTTGACGGCTTCCTCGCCCACGTATATGAGGTTGTTCAGTAAGACAAGGCGAAGGTCGCTCACCTTGCGTTCCAAGTACTGGCCGAGGGCGTTCCTCGGTGACATTCGCTTGATCGGCATAGTCAGACGGTAATTTTTACAGCTCCCGTAGCTGCCAGCGGCTCAACGGACTGCACCGTGAACTCGCCAAGGTCGCGCAGCTCCAGCGTGGTGTCGTAGAGGTGTATGGTCTCTGCGTCGAACACGTCCAGCTCAATGAGTATCTCGAACTGGGCCTGCGTGAAAACGCCGTCGATGACCTTGCCCTTCTTGTCCCACTTCTGAGCTTTCCAGTTGCAGGGGATGGGGTCGCTGTCCGTGACGCTGACGGGCTGCGGTCTGCCGCCCACCATGCCGCCCCCGGTCTTGACTGAACAGGTGATATATCCGTTTTCAATAATCATAAGTCCTCGCCCATCCATCCGTAGCTGTCGCCCATAGCGGAGGTATCGTCGCCGATTTCCTCCAAGAGAGCCTGCGCCTGCATACGGAAGTGTTTCTTATCCTCGTCACTGAAAGAATAGGTGATGCCACCCTGCGACACGTCGGGAGCCTCGGACAGCAGGATATACACCTGTGCCTTTGCCCGCTTGAACGGCTTTTCAGCCCGTTTCTCGGCAGTAGCTTCATCAGAAGCCGTCAGCCCGCATTCCTCGGCAATGTTCTCCAAGGAGAGCCGGGGAATGGGGTAGCCGGACAGCCTTTTCAATGATTCAAGGATATTCATACCTTCGTAAAATCAATTAGTTACCGTTACTCCAAGTGGTCTTGGTAGTATTGATAAACACGAGAGAGGCACGGTTGATAAGACCGGGCTGCACGTATGCCTCCGCAAGAGTGGTCTCTACCTGCGGGTTGACATCAGAGTACACGGTGAGCTTGTAGAAAGCACCGTACACCTGGTATGCCTCGACGTTCTTTGCCATCGGCACACGCTTCCAGTACGTCCAGCCGAGCTGAACGGTGGGAGAGAGCGTGACGACCTTCACGTTCCAAGGCTTCAGGGTGTCCTGCTTGCCCTCCTTGTCCTCAACGGTGACGTAGCTGTCGATGTAGAGGATCTGCGGGTAGCCCTCCTGACGCATGTAGTTGTTGATGCGCTCCAGCGTAATCATCTCAGTCGTGATGAGCGAGAGGTCGCTGGTGGAGGGGTACAAGCGGCGAGCCACCTTCTTCTGGGCGCGGAGCTGCTGGAACTTCTCTTTCTCCATGATGGCATACATGGGCTTGCGGAGGCCTTTCTTGCCGACAATCTCCTGACCGTTGGCAATATCCTTCAGGCCGTCAGCGTTCTCTGCGTCGCTCCAATCGACGGCCACGCCGATGAAGTTCTCTGCGGGAACGTTGAAGTTGATGGTGTCCTCGGTGGCCATGTCGCCGTCGAGCTTCTTAGAGAGTACCTGCTTGCCGGAGGAACCGATGCGCAGAGCGTCCAGCTCAATGCGGTAGTTCATGGCATTGTTACAGAAGTCCACGTCGTCGTACACCATATCAACGAGATAGCGGGCTGTGGCGGTGTCCTCAGTGTTGGCTGCGGCAATCACCTTCAAGTCCTCATATTCGTTAATCTGGGTCTCGTCCTTATCGCGAGAGACGGCAATCTTACCGAGCTTACCGCTCCATGAGCCGACCGTCTTACGGGTCTTCAGAGGAGCCTTGGTGTTGAATGCCACACGGTCAGCCGATACGGGTATGCCCTCGTCGCCCTCGATACCCTTCAGGTCGAACTTCGGGGTGTACTTCAAGGGGAACAGGGTCTGCCAAGCGAGGCCTGCGCCGGGCTTGTAGCTGTTGACGGTCGCCTGCATTCCGGGAATGTCGAGGTCAAACAGCGGAGCGTTCATATTTCCCATATTCCTTATACACGTTTAATGGTTGGTAACAAGGCCGCAATCTCAGCCGAGATATTGGCCGTTTCTTTTCTCACGTTGGCACCGTTGATGAGCTTCACGCTCTGGTCGCCCTCGCCAGCGTACACCCAGTCGGTCTTTCCCGTGATGTACTCAGGCTCGTAGAGAGGTTCTGCATCCACAGCGGGATCATCGCCTGCTGCATCTGCGCTCTCAACCTTCGACTGATACAGCCACGGGTCTTCCGTCTCGATGTTAATGTCAACGCCCAGCGTGACGGTCACGAGGTCGTAGTCATCGTTGGTTTTTTCCACCTTGGTACACTTCACGCCCTTCTTGCCGTGAGCAATGATGTCACCCTTGGCGACACCGCTGTCCTTGGCAATCTTGATGGTCGCGTCGGCAGCAGCCACAGATGCCACGAGCTTGTAGCACTTTATGGGCTTGTAGTGCCCGGTGGCGGCATCGTAACCGACGGCAGAGGTGGGGGGCACATCATAGTCGGGGTTGGCCATGATGCCACCGCCCGGCTTCTCAGCGAACACCTGTTCTATGCGCACAGGCTCCGGCTTACGAGGCTTGTTGTGTTTGAAACCTACTTCCATTTCGATTTGCTGTTAGGTAGTTGGAAGTCCATGGATGGCCGGGGCTTCCGTGACGGCCTTCTTATCGTCAATACGAGCCTGCACCTGCGCTGGTACCTTGCCCTGTGATGCAGAAGCGGAGCCGCCCCCCTTCGTGCCGCCTACTTGTCCTTCGGCCTGCTTGGTTTCGGTCTCAATCTTCTCAATCTCGGGCTTGATAGCGTCGATGTACGAGTTGAACTTGTCATCTGTGTCGAACGACATGAAGCCGTAGTCGCGCAGATAGCGGGTACGAGTCTCTTCCGGCACGTTCTTCAGGAGGTTGGTCAGGGTCTCCATCCTACGGTCAGTGATCTTCTCGGACTGAATGGTTGCGATTGAAGCTGTGAGCGTCTTGTTCTCCTCTCGCAATGCTTTCAGCTCGTTCAGCACCAGCTGCATTTCGGGGCTGACCTTTGCGCCACCCTCACCTCCGGGCTGACCGCCTGCTGCTGCACCCCCGGCTGCTGCACCCCCGGCTACCTGCGACGTGCCACCCCCTGCGTTGGTTGTGGTCGTAGTCTGCTCTCCACCCGGTTTGCCCTCAACTGGCTTTCCGTCCTTCAAGTTGTGCTTGGTCTCGTAATCCTTGATGATTTGGTCGCGGCTCAGATTTGCGCGGGCATCGCCGTAGCTGTCAAGCAGCGACTCTACCGTGATTTCATCTACTGCGGCCTGGATTTCATCCTCGGACTTAATCTTCCTAACAAGATTGTCAACAATCCTGCTAAGCTTGCTGTCACTGACTCCCGGAAACTTGGTATTCAGTGCTTCTAAGATTTTCTTTCTCATAATGTTGCGATAAACTAATTAGTTGGCGCAAAGATAAGGTAAATTTTCGTAAAACGTTTACAATCTAAACGCATTTTTATATTAAAAAATCTTAAAAATAAATACTTTTCTTGATAAATATTTTGTTATTCCAAAATAACTTTGTAATTTCGCGGTTGAAATCAAAACTCACAACAACAATGAACAAAACGTTAAAGTACACTAAAAGGTTTATCAATATGAACTTTCGCCTGAAGGTTCATGGTAAGGATGAGAACGGCAAGCGCATCAATAAGCTGGTGGGTGTTGCAGGTCTGATAGCTCTGATTGGCGTTGAGCTGCTGAACAAGTTCATCGAGCGGGCATTGAAGGCCGGGCTTGACTGCTGCAAGTGCAAGCTCCGTCGCGGTCTGCAGGTTTCGTTCTACGTAAAGTAAGGGAGGGCAGGAATATGAAGCAGAAGATTTTGAAGGAGATTTCCAGCTGGCCGTTCGAGCTGCTGGCTTACGCTATCAAGTCAGAGGGCTGCAATACTCTCGCAGACCTCGTAATCAGGATCAGTAAGGCGTATGTTTGGCCAGAGGACTTGAAGCACCTCCGCTCTGACTACGAATACGCAATGGAAGAAAGTAACAAGTAACACCCTATAACAGCAAAGCATTATGAACGTACAGGAATTTACTGACATGACGGGCTACACGCCTACCACTGAGGAAGAATGGAAGTCGATTGAAACGATGTACCTTGAAGCCGGGGAGTCGGTGAATAAGGACTTATTCTGCAAGGAGTGGCTGGAGCACAAGGACAGCAACCTGCTCCGCATATTCTACAAGCGGGCTATGGATAAGGCTGAGACGCTTGAATATTTCAACGACATGCGCACCGAGACCGCAAAGCTCCTCATTGACAAAGCCAATGACCTTGGCGACAACGACCTCTATTGGCAGGCCGTGAAGCTCATAGGGCAGAAGCGCGTCATCCTCTACAAGATTGAGAAGGACTATGACCTCAACCGCGACGATAAGGAGTACATCAACGATAATATCCAATAGTCTATGGCAAAGAAGAGTAACAAATTGACGGTAGAGCTGACCTGCGCCCAGTGGTCGGCTCTCTCTCACGTCCTTAATGAGTGCCGCGACAAGCTGGCATGGGACAAAGACTGCAAGTGCTACATGGACGGCGGCGACATACTCATAGCAATGGACAAATCAGAATACATGGCTCTAAAGAGCATTCAGTTATAACTCAATTTATTCACATTTAAAACCACAACAACAATTATGGCAAACAACATTGAAATGAACAACGGCGTAGCGAGCTACGTAGAGAACGGGAGAAAAGAACGTGCATGGCACAAGTTAGGACAGGTATTCGACGGCCAGCTGACCGTGAAGGAGGCGTTGGAACTCAGCCACGCGGACTATGAGGTGCAGATGCAGCCCGTATTCGCAGTCACCCCGGCCATCCAAGCCGCTCTGGAGCAGGGGACGGTTGACGCTGACCTAATCATCCAGGCACTCGTGAAGAACCGCAAGGCTACTATGCGTATGGATAAGTGCAAGCCGCTGGGTATCGTCAGCGACAGCTACGGCATCGTTCAGAACGCAGATGCTTTCCAGTTCATCGACACGCTCTGCACGGGTGGTACCGGGAACACCCCGGTCATCGAGTGCGCAGGTGTCCTCGGCCAAGGCGAGCGTGTTTTCATCACGGCCAAGTTCCCGGAGCAGATTATCCTCGACAACAAGACTGATGACCGCGTAGAAATGTATGTCGTATTCACAACCAGCCACGACGGTACGGGTGCTGTAAACTGCATGGTGACACCTACCCGCGTCGTGTGTAACAACACGCTCAACTTCGCCCTGCGTCACAACGCTGGCAAGATCAGCCTCCGCCACACTTCCGGCATTAACAACCGCCTCGACCTGACGCGCAAGGAGAATGCGGAGTTTGCCTTCAAGACGCTGCACATGTACGAGGTGTATAAGAACTCGCTGGAACAGAGCTTCGAGCACCTGCGTAACGTCAAGCTGTCGGAGAAGGAGCTTGACAACATTCTCGCACAGGTACTGCTTTCCGAGAGCAACTACAAGCTGTTCCAGCAGGACGGTATCAAGTGCGAGGGTATAAGCAGCGTAGGCCGCAATACCTTCATCAAGGTAAAGGACACGCTGGAGCACGGCATCGGGCAGGACTACGGAAAGCGTGGTACCGGGCTGTGGGCTATCAACGGCCTCACGACGTACTACCAGAATGAGCACAACTTCAAGAGCGAGGAGGTCAAGCTTGACAGCATCCTTCAAGGCCATGCCTCCCGCAAGGTTGAGCAGATGTACGAGCTGCTGGCAGCAGTATAGCAAACGTTAAAGCGCGGCAGGGGCAAAATAAAACGGCCTCTCGCCGCGTTTTATATACACGCCTACATAGTTGTTAGGCGAAGGTTAGAAAATCAATCCTCGACAAAATATGAAAAAAATAACGGTTGAAACCATTATCAAGGTGCAGTTCCTCAATCCTGACCCTCAGACCGGGCGCACGGAGTTCTATTTCGGTAGCCTCGCTGCCATCTTCGAGGTGTTTACCGAAGATGAGGTAGGCTGCAAGCTCAACACCCTTTGGGCTGCAAAGATTGACCATCAGCACCCGAAGGTAACGCCCAAGTGTATAGTGTCTAAGCAGTTCCTTTACAGAAAGAAGCAAAAAACTGCCAAATAATTTTGGAGTTTCAAAAATAAGTTGTAAATTTGCAGCAAAATTAGGGGCGTGTCACGCTTCGGGCGGCTCGCACCACACGTTCAGCCTCACGGTTTCCGTGGGGCTGTCCCATTTTCAATAGAGAGTATCTTCCCTGCCAGTGAAGAAATACAGGAACCTAATACCTCGCTTTTTCAGTTTTTCAAGTTCAAGATAGATTTCTCGCGTCTCTTTGTCGAACTGGTAAACAACCATTTTCGCCCCCTGGCTCTTTGTAGCGTGGCGGGCATATTTCAAGATGTTTACATGGCTGGCCGTCCGCTTCAAGTCAGCTGGTATGCCGTTCACGGTGATGTCGGAAGAGCTTATGCCCGGTGTCTCTGCGAGGTGTTCGACGCGCTTTCCGTGAGAGGCAAGTACCCGGCACATGGCCTGCTCTTTGCGGAATTTCGCAAGCTCCTGTTTGTTTCGATGACCCTGTGCAATCCTATCGCCCTGCGTGGCGACATAGCCGAGGCTGTCATTGTCGAAATAGGTCTGCTGCCAGCTCTCATCGTAGCTCTCCCACTTGAAGCGGCTGTAGTTATCCTTTATGAAATAGGGGAGCTTTCTTGCTGACTCGACGCGCCCGGCGTTTTCCTTTGCCCATTGCGTGAACGTGTCCGGCATTTCCTTAACTTCATCACTTCCCCATTGCCATTCGCTCACGTCCTCTCCGTCGAGGATGGCCTGCTGATACTTGGTGAACTGCTCGATTGAAGGAAGCTTCGGCACGGCAAAACACTTGCAGAACGGATGCCAGCCGACAAAGATAAAGTCCTTCGGGTAGTCGCCCTGCAGCTCGTCGCAGATGTCAACGACCGGGTGGTTTGTCGGGCTGGGCTGTATATGCTGACCCAATACGAACCCAATCTGCTGCCACCGCCTGCTGTCTGCCATGCGGTAGGCCATATTGGTCTCGGTGGCCGTCAGTCTGAGGGCATTCTTGTAGCTGGAGCGATACACGCCCTGTCCTGGGTGGAATGCGGCAGCAGCCCGGCTCAGACGCAGGTTGCCCCTCTCGTCGCGTACACGTCGGAAGAGCTTGTCGGGGTGCTTCAGGTATGAGCGCACGTCGCGGCTCAGTTCGGCAGCGGCCTTGCCGCGTCCAAGTCCCATTTCGAGAGCCAGCTCCAGCTCCGTCTTGAAGTCATCGAGCCGCCACACGTTCCTGCTCAGTTCCATACCTTCCTCCTGACGGTGAAGGAAAGCATTGAGCGCACGGGTATTCTTGTTATACCAAGGCCGGGTGGCCTTCCTTGACATTTCGACACCTGAAGATGCCAGCATGAAGTCAACCATCGCGTCGTTTTTCGCGTTGGCCGCGCCCCAGGCATCAGAACTTGCCTCTCGCACGTTTGAAGTGAGGCTGCTTGCTAACTCCCCAATCAGCAGGTCAATCTCACGCCTCGCTTGCGGGAAATCATCAAATCGGAAGTCTTTCGTGGTGTCGGTGTACCCGGTACGGACGGCGATACGTGTCGCCTGTGCTGCCGCTTCGTCAATAAGAGCCTGCACCTTGCGCAGCCTCGCGGAGAGGTTGCGTAGGTGCTGGCGGTCATAGACTCCTACCGAGAACTGCTTGGGCTTTCTGCTGTTCGCTGGCATGGCTCACTTGTTATTATTCGGTCGGCTCGTCAAACATGTCAACCTTCTCTTCATCCTCTATCAGCTTGATCTCTTCGTCAACGTCATCTACCATGCCGAGACGTGAGATGGCCGTGCGGCGTGACATGACGGCCTTGCCGCCAGTAGCGTTGCTGTAGTTGTTAATGCGCTCACCTTCCTCGCGTATGGTGTACGGCGTGATGACGTTCTCCACCTCGAGGGCGTTGAAGGCTTCGGCATAGGAAGGGAACATCTTGCAGGCGAAAGCCTTTACAACGGACAGCTCACGGTCGAAGTACTCAATCCAGATACCTGATTCGTCGAGCACCTTCTGCTGTGCGTCGAGGAACATCATCTTGCGAGCCTCGCCTGACATCGGGGTCTGCTTCATGGACTCCTGAGACATGTCGGGAAGCTGTAGGCCCATGAAGAAATTGCTCTTCAGCTCCGAGGTGTGGAACTTGATGGACTCGATGGACTGATCCCATGTCTTGTATTCTGCCTTGGCGTTGGCCGGGTATTTGAGGACGTTGCGCCCGAGACGTTCGTCATCCTTCTCCTGCCCAATCTTGACCTTGTCCTGCGGGTCGCAGAATACTACCCAGTTGGGGCGTGAGTTCTTGCGCACGTAGTTACCGTTGTAGCTGTACGTCCATTCAGCCTCGAACACATTCTCGCTCTGCTCTTCCCACACAGGCTGCTCGCGGTTGCCGTACACACCGTTAATCTTGCCAATCTTGATAGGCTCCGGGGTCATATCCTCAATCCATTCCGTGCCGCTGGCCTTCCAGCGGTAGTGCTGGTCTGCCGTATAGGTGTCGAAGTAGGTCACGCTGACCGTCCCCTCCTTGCGGGTGTACTCAACGGACAGGGCTATCATGTCATCGTATTCGTCGAAAAGCGGGTAGAGCTGGTCGCCCTTCATGGGGCTGTAGTTCTTACAGCGCAGCTTGTACGGGGCTTTCTCGCCTGCATAGACGGCACCTCCCTCGACGTTCTGCGTGTACCATATCGTCACGACCTCGCAAGAGGCGTACAGGAACTTCGAGCGTTCAAGGTTTACGCTGTTGATGTGGTTGCGCTTGTAGATGCTTTCGAGGATGGCAGCGGCTTTCTTCTGCCTTTCATCCTTCGGCTTATAGACGCGCTTCACGGGTATGCCGAAAGCGAGTGCCCCCATGCGACGCACGGCGAGCTTCTGCCACGGAAGGATAACGCGTGTCACCTTGCGCTCCTTGCCCTTGCGGTCGGTCTTGGAGTTGTAGGTGGCGTCGGTCATCACTGGATGCTTCTTCGGGTTGTATTCCTTTTCGAGCGTACTCCACGGAATAACCTCGATTGTCTTCTGCTTGAGGTCGGACACTATCTGGGTGGCATCCCTCCCGGCCTCTAAAATCTCTTTCAACGTCTTTGGCATAGCTTACAAAATTTATTGATTAGTACAAAACATCTTCGTCATCGTCGGCAAACTCATCCTCGTAATACTCCGAGGCATAGCGGACTGCCGTAGGGTGGAACGTGTTGGCCAGCGCGTCGAACTCGTCGGGAGAGTAGCCGAGGCGTTCCTTGATGTCCTCTTTCGGCTCTATGATTATCTTGCCGTTACTGAGGAAGCTCCACTTGATTTCCGTGGCCTCTTCGAGAAGGGAGCCGCCGGGGGGCAGCATGGCGTTACTGCCGAAGTCGGGGTTGAGCCAGTCGCGGACTGCCCAGAAGCAGTATGCCCGCATGTTGGCGAACTTGTATTCCCCGGTAACGTCGGTAAGCTCGCGCGAGCCGATACGTGCGGCCTCGCTGTACTTACAGCTGATGATGCTGTCGAGTCGCGGCCTGCCGTTCTGCTCGACGCTTATTTCCTGCAGGCGCGAGAACACACCAGCACCTTCGCCTATGGTATCTATGCTTGTGCAGCAGCCCGTGTGCCGGGTGAGGTAGTCGGTGGCCTTGCCTGCGACCTTCATGTGGTCGGCCTTGCCGCCTGAGTTGGTTTTCTTTATTTTCTCAACGTAGTCGCCATAGCGGTACACCTCGCAGGAGCTGTCACGACCCATACCTGCTACGTCAAGCCCCAGGATGCCGTCGTTGTGGCTGGTAAGGTTGTACTGTTTCCAGCGTTCCCTTGCTTCCTCGATCCACAACTGAGGAATAAGCACGTCTTCGTCAACCTTGGGGAATTGTCCCAGCACCTTCTTTCGGAACAGGTCGCTCGGTCGGTACCACTGGCCATCGAACTCGAAGTCATCTTCCGAGGCTTTCGCATCTTCCCGGCTGATAGGCTCACACCATGTCTCTATCTTATCCACAACCCATTCGTAGTCCACCTGTCCCGGAATGACTATCTTGCGCTGTAGCACGTTGGGGGCTGTGAGGTCATTGAGACAGAACTTCTTCCACCGCTCCTGCTTCTGGGACTTGGCGGCATAGCCCGTCGTGATGTTGGGGTTGAACACAATGAGAATGCGGGAGTTGCCCTGCAAGTTACCCTCGATGGCCGCGAAGGTGTCCTCAGTGATACCCGTAGCCTCGGTGACGATGAACATGGTGTTTACGGCGTGGAAGCCTGACCAAGCCTCGTGGTTATGCTCGTCGGCCTTGAAGCCCGTGAGAAACCATTCGTCGGAGTCCATACGTATGTCGTAGGTCGTGAGCCTGCCGGGGAGGTCAAATCCCCTGCGCTTTGCGCGGTTGTATAGACGGCTGATTTCCGGCATCATGATGTTCTTCACCTGTCGGTCAGTCGGTGCGGTCAGGGCTACCTTCGTATTCTCAACCAGCTCGTTATTCTCGTTCCAACGGGGCGTGAGGTATAGGAAGCACATGGCAATGACAGCGGCCACAAAGTCCTTCCCACGGGCAGTGCCGGAACGGACGCTGACGCGTCGGTTGTGCTGTACGGCTGTCACGATGGCCTTCTGTTCGTCATCGAGGAAAACGCCCAATGCTTCTTCCGCGAAGGTGTTCCAGTCCTCGCGCCACCGCCCAAAGATGCGGTCTGCGTTGCGTCGTGCCGTCTCGTTCCTCGTTGCCATGTCCTGAGTGTTATTTATTGCCTACCTGCCCTGTCTGCATCAGCATATTATAGAAGCTCATTTCGCCGATAATTTCGTGCTTGTCCGGGCTGTAGAGTCCGAGAAGCTTGCGACGCTCAATGAGCAGGCGGTTGATAACGTCGAGGTAGCGGGGGTCGCCGTAACATATGACCTCTTCGGTGTTCTGCTTCATTTCCACCGTGATAACCTCGCTGGGCTTCATGTTGCCGTTCTCATCTTCCTCCGGCGTTCCTGGTATTCCCTTCTGCGCATTCTTGACGCGCTTGTAGCTCTCCTTGGATTTCTCCCACGCCTCCCACGCTTCCTTGATGAGGGCGTCGATACGCTCCAGCTCCAGCTGAAGGGCAAGGTCTAAGTCCTCAATGCGGGTCTCGCGCCACTCTTCCAGCAGGCTGTCGATGTCTTTCTTGACCGTTTCGAGCGAATAGCTCTTCAGATCAAGACGCGCCATCACCTCTGCCCGCATTTCCCGGTAGCTGTAGCCACGCTTGTATAGCCCGCTGAGTATATCCATACGCAGGAGCTTTGCGTTATTGAAGTTGCGCAGTCGGCTCTTGGCCGCACGGTCGTTATTATTCTTTCCCATAAGCCGTTAGAATGTAGCTCCGTTGTAGTGGTAGATGAGGTTGCCGTCAGCGTCTTTGCCCTGTGGCACAAGTGCGCCCTCGAAGAGCGTGTAAGGTGACTGCCCGGCCTGCGGGTTGTTCCACAGCCAGCGCATGTAGTTGGCCATCGACATATCCATGAACTTGGCACGTCGCTCTGAGCTGTTGGCGTTGTAGCCCGTCGCACGTCCCCAATCGTACTGATGGAGCAGGTCGATGTCCTTGCAGATGTCCGAATAGCGCACGGTGTGGTCTGCCGCGTTCTTGGCAATCTGAAGTGCCTCACAGAACTGCCCCTTGCTATAGTTCCAGTCGGCAGGCAGTCCGCAGCACGAGCCGTTGCAGCACAGCTCCTTGAAGTGAGCGTCGGACACGTAGAAGCGCATTCCAATCTCGTCGCACACCTGTTTCATGTTCTTCATGAACGGCTCTTTGATCTTGCGGTTCAGGCGCAGATATCCGCTGCTGACGGAATATTTCTTGTAGAAGGCCATGAAGTCGAAGCCGCAGAGCTGGTTGAAGATGGGCATACGCTCGCGGAGAGTGTTACTCCGTTGCTCCACGCACATAAACTCGGTGCTCATGGCCGTAGCACCGCGTTTCCCGGCCTCGCGAATAAGGTCGAGGTACGTCGGTGTGGTTATGCCGATGATGAAGGGGCGCAGGCGAAGTGTAGCACCCCCGGCACCAGCGTTGGCAATGCGCTCTATTGCGTCGAGACGCTTCTGAGGTGACGGCACACCCTTCTCGATGATACGGGCTTTTTCTTCCTCCAGCGTAATGATGGAGAACTTGAAGTTCCAGTTCTTCTGCCCGCGTATCAGCTCCATGTAGCGTTCATCCTCGGTGAACCAGGTGGCCTTGGTGGAGAAGCATAGCGGGTAGTCTATCTCCTTGAAGAAACGGAGCAGGTCGAGCGTCACGCCAAACTTGCGCTCGAAGCCGTCGAACTGGTCTGACAGGCCACCCCACTGCATGACCTTGCGCTGCTTGATGTAGGTTGCAAACTGCCCGGCATATTTGTCGGGGTCGGTAAACATCTTCTTGATGCGGTCGGGGTTTACGTTCTTGACCTCCTTTGCGAGATAGTTGTCCTTTGCGCCACCGATTGCCCGCTGGAACTGCGAGAAGCAGTAGAGGCACCCGAAGGAGCAGTTGCTGTATGTGTCGAAGGTCATTGGCATGGAGCAGTCAGCTATCTCGTTGCTCCAGCGCGGTGATTGATAGTATGCCATATTCTTTGCTATTTGATTGTTATTTCCATTTCGTAGTCATCATCTTTCAGCCCTGTAATGGTCGCGCCTACGTGAAGCCAGAAATCTTGCGCCTCTTCAGCGATTGGGGTGCGGAAGGTTAACTTATACAGGCCAGCCCGTTTCATTTGCGAGAGAAGCCTAAAAAGCACTTTCTTGCCAATTCCCTGACCTTTGCTGTCATTACGCACGGCGATCTCTACGAGCCTGACGTGGTTTTTACACCTGTTGGCGACGTAGAACGCACGGCAATCATATACCTCTGACCAGAACGTACCCGGAGAGCGGTGGAGCATCGTTCGGAAATAGGCGTAGGCTCTCCTGCTTATCTGACTTCCGCAGTTATAGCAGATGTCCTTCACTACAGCGTCGTTATATCCCGTCCACATAACTCACTGATGGTTGTTAGCACTTTCTCCAGCTCTTCGTCAAGCGTCACCTCTGCCGTGTTCATCTGAAGCACCCGCACACCTATCTCCTGCCACTTCCGGGCGGCAATCATGGCCTGACGCTGCTTCTTCCATATCAGCTCGAAGTTGCGCTTGCCGTTGCGTCCGTTGCTCCTTGCAGTCAGACGCTCGTAAATGAGCTGGGGCGGGCAATAGAGTGACACGACGAGGTATCGCTGTGCCTTGAACATTGCATTAGTAAGATTGAGGCCGAAGGTGTTCATGAAGCTGCCCTCGCAGATTACGACCTCCGCATTGCGCAGTGCCTCTTCGACAACGTCTGCAAGGCGGGAGGTACATGAACTGCCGTTCTCATTGGTTATCCTATCCACGCCGCCGTAGCGGGTCACGCCGTACTTCCCGGCGAGGCTTATGCTCCCGGTCTTGCAGTAGGTCACGTCATTGGTTATCCTATCCACGCCGCCGTAGCGGTCGATGATAGCCCATGCGAGGGCTGACTTTCCTACTGCGTTTGTTCCTGTTATGAACACGCAGGTCTTCATTGTCAGACGTTGTTGTAGATAAGTTCACGCCATTTTGAGTTGTCGGCTTCGTTCAGCATTCTCTCGGTGTAGTAGCCGTCGTAGCGCGTTCCCTTGAAGAACTTAGCTACGGCGCAAAGGGAGGTCTCGATGGCAAAGCAGTTGTCTTTGGTGTCCATCTTCGCGGACTCCAGGAAAGCGTCGAGCACTTCCCTGCTGCCGTTCCTGGTGATGTAGGTAGCTCCCTTGGTGTAGTTCTCGTCGTGCTCCCACTTGAAGCGCAGGTCATCGACCCACTGTGGCTTGAACACGTTCATGTAAACTTCGAGGAAGAGGAAAGCAGCATATCGCCCAAAGAAATACCACGAGGAAACGACGCTGTACGCATCTGAGGTTGTCTTGACGGCCAATAGAGCGGAGAGCATTCCCCGGTTCAGCTCTTTCAGCATGCGGTCGTATGCCCCGTTACAGCGGACATAGCGTCGGTCAGTACGGAAGTGGAGCTGCTTCATGTCGCGCTGGCCCTCGAGCAACATGGTGAGTGCGCTGGGTATGTGGTAGGTCATCGTGTAGAAGTAGATGAGCCTGAACGAGTCCCATTGATTGAGCTTCAGCGAATAGGCGAGGGAGGCTATCATGCGTTCCTCAACGCCTGCGTCGCCGCGCTTGTGGTAGCTGATGTATTCTTCGTAGGTCATTGGCTTACTCTTCCGTGTTAGTGTCCCCGGCTGCTCGCTCCTCCTCTTTCTTTGTCGGGTTGAGTATCTCGTCGAGGCGGTACACCACCTTGTCGATGCCTATTCCGATGATCCCTTCCAGTGCTTCCTTCTGTTCCGGGTGGTACACGATAATGATGCGCTCGGTGGCCGTGCGGTCGTCGCCCTCAATCTTCGGAAGGTCGTCGGGGTTGAGGTCTTGCCCCTGCAGTTCAGGAGGCAGGTTGTTCATACCGGGGATGGTCTGTCCTGCCCCGTCATCCTCTGAAGGTGCAGGCGGGTTGTCCTGACGTGCGGGCTGGTTGGTGGCTGCTGGCTGCATAGGCTGGTAGGCCTGCGGTGCTGTGTTCCATACGTCCATGCCCCAGTCTCCGAGCTTCTGATTGTCCCACGAGTTGGCCAGAGCGTCATAGTCCCATGTACCGAAGGAAACATTGTCCTTGATGATGAACTGCTTGCGTTCATCTTCCGAGAGCGTGGAAGCATCTATTACGTAGGCGAAGGGCTTGGCGAGCCATTTGCCCCACCACTCAATGAGCTGCTTGCGCTCACCTTCGGTCTTACGCCTGTAGTCATCGAGGGATGCAAGGCGGGCTGCAATCTGTTCCGGGGTCATCTTGGAAATGGCCACGAGTGCCTGCCTGCGCTGGTTGCCTCCGAGAGCCGTCATCTTGCCGTCATGGACTATAGGACGCAGCTCCAGCATCTTGGGAAACACGAGAATGCTGTCAACCAAACGGTTGAATTTGTCACCCGTGATACTACGGGGATTGGCAGCATTCGTCTTAATCTGAGAAAGTTTTACCTGTTCTATCTTCATAAATCAAACGCTTAATGCTAAAAATTACGTAATTTTGCCGCAAATTTAGCAAAAAGCGTTTGTATTATAAGCGTTTGGGGCTCAAAAAGTGTCGTTTTTAACTCAATTTAATAAACTAATCGGTTTATTTCTGCCAGCCAACCTTGCACCTGATGGCGAAGCCTGCGTACACCCATGCCAAGAGTGCAGCGTCTCGCCCCTCCTGGTTGGTGTGGCCTTTTATCCCGGTGAAATAGGCAAGTTCCTCGTGGGTAATCTTCCCGTCCTTGCCCTTCCATGTCTTGTGCAGCGGCCTGATGAACTCGTAGCGTAGTCCGTAGCGTTCGCACATCTGTCCGATGATACGGCTGACCTGCTCATTGCGCCCGGTGTTCTGCCCTGTCCTTGCCGCTGC